TGATACATCTAATATTGCTTAATATTATTTGATTAGCGGTTATAAACCTCATCAATTATTGGTGGGGTTTTTTCTTTACGCTACAATAAAACTAAATTACTTTATAGATCGTGGCAGCAACTATAGATGCAACAATAAAAGGAGCTAATGCTAATAGTTACGTCACGTTAGCTGAAGCAGACGCATACTTTGAAACCGTCCCAAGTTCTACTCAATGGGATAATAAAGCTGACGATAAAAAGAACAGAGCATTAATATCAGCGACTAGATGGATTGATAGTTTTGTTTATTATGGAGACAGATGCGATGATGGACAAGCATTAAAATTTCCTAGAAATAACTATCAGGTTGACGGTGTTGAACTAGCTTGTTCTTCTATTCCACAAAATATTAAATATGCACAGTTTGAATTAGCCAGAGCATTAGCAAATGATACTGATGCTATTACTGGAACAACTGGTAAAGATGGTAATTTTGAAGAAGTTGCTCTTGGCGATCTTAGAGTTAAATATAATACCGACAGTCAGGGAACTGGTTCTGTTAATAATATTTTAGATGTCTACCCGTGGTTACAAAGTTATCTTGGTGCGTATATGCTAGGTGGAGCAGGAAGTTTTCAAATGAGGGTAGTTAGAGGATAATGGCAGGACAATTAGATTCATTATTTAAAAATGTAGCTAAAAGTGTTGTATCTCAATTAGGTGCATCACAAGATTACAGTATTACTTATACAAAGAAAGCATCTGCTTCTTATAACACTTCAACAGGAGTTTTGACTACAACTGATACTAGCTACAGTATTAAAGTTCCAATATCATTTATTAGGTCAGAAGAAGAAACTGGTCAAGAAATGAGACAGGCAAAATTATATATAACACCAGATCAGATAGGAGATAACCAAGTTGATATGGACGATGAAATTACATTAAGTTATGCTGGTTCAAATAGAGTTGCACAGATAGTTAATATTGACACAAAAAGAGGCGGACAAGTTTATTTATTTACTGTTTTGGTGCGTTTCTAATGGCAGTAAGACGTTTAAGAGATTTACCAAAAGATTTAGATAAGAAAATTAGCAGAGATTTTAATAATCTCATAAAAGAAGTTCACAATGAATTATCAAGTGAAGTAAATATGCCAGTATGGACAGGTTTTTTCGCTTCTAGTTGGAAAGCATCAAATACTCCTGTTCAAGCTACGCATGACATAATGAATTATCAACCCTGGGCATCAATTAAACAGGAAGTTTTTCAAGGGTTTAAATTAACAAAAGTTAGCACTAGACCAGACGCTCCAGTAGTTGAACCCAGATTTCCTGTAGGGCAAGGCGAAAGAATATTTAGTTATAGAAAAGCAGTTTTTATTGGAAATAAAGCTAATTATTCTCAATATGTTTTAGAAACTGGAGAAATTCAAGAATTTGTTCAAGGTCAATTAGGTCGTTTAATTAAGGAAAATATGTCAGACAAAGGTAAGCTATTTATAGGAGGAAAAGTATCGGAGAAATACTCAGGTACTACATTTACAGGATTTGAAGCATGACTTTAGTAAACACCAGAGCAGCCTTTGAAAAAGCAGTAACAGATGCAGTTGCAGCAGCAGATAATACTGTTCAAATGGTTTATGACAATGTTCATTACACGACTCCAGGAAAAACTAAAAAGTATATTTTGATGAGTTTAAACTTTACTCAATCAACCTTGCAAAATCAGGGAGCAGCTTCAGATTATTATGCTGGTGTTATCCAATGCAATGTTTACGTTCCAAAATCAAAAGGTACTTCAGTTTTGTCATCTATTTCTGAAGCTGTTATTGATGGTTTAACTTCTGTTAATGCTTCTAACTATTCAGATACTTTCAGTTGTAAACCTAGAGTATTAGATATTAATGGTCCAACTCCATTGGAAATAGAGGATAGAAGTCATTTTATTGGAATAATATCTTGCCAATTTTCAGCAAACGCCTAGTATAATAGAATAGCAATCTAATAAATTTATGGAAGCAATAGAACTTCTCAAGAACAAATTTGGTGTAAGCCAGAAATATTTATACGAATTAAAAGAAGGAGATGTAACAGTTTTAGAAATTTATTGGAATCCATTAACTATTGCAGAAAGAGAATCTATTATTGCAAAATCTGGAAATAGTGGGACTAATGATGATTTTGCTTTGGATCTTATGATTACAAAAGCTTTAGACAAAGATGGTAAAAGGTTATTTCAAGATGGTCACAAAGCATCTTTACGAAGAGAAATTAACGCAAGTGTTTTACAAGAAATTCAATTAGCAATGTTAAGTTCTGGTTCTGAATATAAATTGGAGGAAGCGAAAGCAGATTTAAAAAGCTAGAAACGATTGGTTTTTTATGTTTTTTTTAGCATCGGAGCTAAAAATGACGATTCAAGAACTTACAAATAAATTAACGCAAGAAGAATACATAAATTGGCTTGCTTATTACGAATTAAAGAAAGAATATGAAGATAAAGCTTATGAAGATGCAAAGAATAAATCACGAGCAAGAAAACGCTAAAAGCGGTACACTAAGATAAAGTTTTGGTTTTGCTGTGGCCGATTACGGTGTAAATATAAATTTAAGAGTAAAAGGGCAGTCTGGTCTTGATAGGTTAAATGCAAAGGTAAAAGAATTAACAAGAAGTGTAGATGATATTCGTCAGATAGATATAATGAATCCTCGCAATACGGGAGGAGCAGGAGGAGCAGGTGCTCGTAAAGAATTGAAGCAATATAGACAAGATATGGAAGATATTGTTAAAAGTGTTAACAAAGCTAAAGGAGCATTTGGCGAAACGGCTGCTCAACAAATGGCAGTATCAGATTCCTTAGAAGAATATACAAATAATATAAAAATTGGGACTAAAGAACACAAAAATGCATTAGCAGCAACAAATAAACAAAATGCAGCTATAGGCAGAGAAACAATTTCAATTACTAAAAATACAGATGCACAAATTAAGAATAATAAAGCACAAGCTCAAGGAAATAAACTTGATAAATTTAATAATAAAGGAACTGGAGCAGCTTTAAAAAGTGGACTTATTTCTGGTGCGTTTCCATTGTTATTTGGACAAGGATTAGTTGGAGGTGCTGCTGGATTTGGAGGTGGTTTTATTGGAACAAAAATGGGTGGACAGATGGGAGGTTTTGCAGGAGGTCTTGTTGCTACTGCTCTTTTACAACAATTAACTACATTGTTTGCAAAATTAAATGAATTAGGTGGTGCTTTTGATGAATTAAATCCAAATATAGATGCACTTACAGTTTCATTGGGATTAGCTGGAACAGCAGAAGCAGAAAGATTAAAATTTATAGAAAGAACACAAGGTGCTCATGTTGCTTTAGCTATGGCTACTGAAAAAATGACAGAGGTTGTAGGTAAAGATGGAGTTGCGAGTTTGAAAGAATTTTCAGAAACTAGCGAATTGTTAGGCAATTCATTTAAAAAAGCAATGTTAAAAATTCAAGTTGCTATGGCCGATCTTTTTAATGCTTTAGGTAAAGTTTTACCAGGTGCAGGAAAAGCTAAAAGTATTGAAACTGGTAAATTAGCACAACTTGGAGGAGCAGGAAAAGATCCATTTTTACAAGCTCTTATTGCTGAACAGAAAAAGATTGAAGCAGAATTAAAAGTAATTGAAAAACAGGATCTTGATAAAAAAATAATGTCGGATGCTGTTGGTGCATTTGGATTTTCTAGTGGAGGATTATTTCCTTCTCAAATAACTAAAACTGCTGAACAACAAATTAATGAACAAGAAAATAAAGTTAATTTACAATTAAGATTGGATACTTTAAGTAAAGAGATTGATTTACGAACAGAAAATTTTGCACAAATAGGTAAAGGTGTTGAATTAGATCAAAGAAGGCAAATGATTCTTGATGAAGGTTTAAAAAGTATTACAGATCAAAACACATTTTTACAAAATCAACTTTTATTAGGCAAACAAGGTGCAGAGATTGAAAAATTAAAAGTTGAAAAGGCTAAAGAAATGAAAATTGCGGTGGAGGATCTTAAGCCTTTACAAGTTAAACAGATTGAAGATGCTGTAAAACTTAGGGATGAATTGACAAAATTAAATGATTTATATGGAAGTATTGCTTCAACAATAGAAACAGGTTTAGTTGATGCAATAGAAGGTGCAATAAATGGTACTAAAACTCTTGGTGATGTTGCTCGTAGTGTATTTACACAGATTCAAAGATCACTTATTCAGTTTGGTGTAAACTCTCTTCTTGGTGGACTTCCTGGTATTGGTGGGTTTTTTAGAGCAAATGGTGGCCCTGTTAGTACTGGTAAAAGTTATATGGTTGGAGAACGTGGGCCAGAAATGTTTGTTCCAAACTCAGGTGGTCGTATCGTTCCTAATTCTGA